ATTAGTTGTATTCGTTTTATTTAGCAAGAAATATTGTTATTAAAGCTAAAGCTAAACTTCCAGTAGCAACAAGTATAGACCAGTAAAGGTTTTCTACCTTTTTCTCTAATTTATACATTGATGTACTAAGTATTCTTATTTCTCTTTTAATTCCTGTGATATGCCCTTTAAAAGCTATTAATTGTTCGTTTTGTGTTCTTGCCATTGTCTTTTTCGCATTTGCAAGACTTTAGCAAGACACACCCACCAATCCAAAGTTTGAAAATGCACATTAAATTTTATGCACTAATATCAAACTATTGTGTTTTAATAAAGTTATTTTTTGTAGAACTGTTCTAGGTTCTTAGCATAGTCTTTCCAAAATGTTTTAGCATCTTCAAAAGCATCTGCGTAGAATTTAGACCAGTAGTTCTTAATGTCAGAATAATTTAACATTGAGTTCTCCTTTGAGTAAAAGTTATTTTCTTCAGTCGTATATACCATTGACGATATATAGGTGGTCTTTGCAGAATTACAATTACTTAATGTTTAAATGTTCTTTAACTGATTCAATAATGTATTTTGCAATCTCCCACTTCCATTCTGCGTATAAGCCAAGCACTAATCCTAATATAAAGTAAATCATTTAACCTTATTAAAGTATTCTATACATTCTGCAATAGTTTGTTGTCTAATGTATTCATCTCTTATTTCTTGTGATGTAGGTTTTGGTAAAGGAGAATCCCATCTATCTATGATAAATTCTCCAGCAGATGTTAAATCGTAACTTGCGTCAGGTGCTAAAGATTTCATTACTGTATTAATACCCCAAACAAAACCATTTTCATTAGTGTATCTTTTTATTGTTGCACCAACAGATAATTTTCTTATCATTATAATATTAATTCAGTTAATTCTTCATTTGTACCAACAGTTCCTTTTACAAAAATATTAAAAGCAAGACTAATTCTAGTATTTGTTCCCTTCTTAGTTTCTACCATGTGCGTTAATGATGATGGGAATAAGATAATATCTCCAGTTTTAACAGAAAACCACCAAGTTTCAGAATTATATAAATTCCAATTTTTAACTTCTGGTTTTATCATAAGGTATTTATCATTAAAAAATTTAATCTTATCATATTGTTCATGGCAGTTAATATAAAACACTCCTGATACTAATGAGTTCGGGTGTGCGTGTTTATGGTGATATTGGTTTGTTTCAGTATAATTTAACCAAGATTGAGTTATGTAAGGTTTGATGTTGTTAGCTGGTGAAACAATTTTATCAAAATAATCTTGTATTCTTAAATCCAATTCGTCTTTTAAATTTTTAAAAGATTTATTATTAAGAATGTAATTGTTTTTTGACGTTGTGTTTCCTTCGTTTTTATAAACTTCTAATTTAGTCTTATCAATAAATAATAATTCTTCTTTGTTTAATTCTCTACCTATTTTTGAAATATAAATTGGTGTTGGGAATATCCCATTTATTATTGCTTCCATTTTTCCTTCTTTTTAAATTAATCTACTAAATCCCAAGATAAAGTCAATTCGTTCCAAATATATCCTCTACCATCTGGTCTAACTACTGGTGCTTCCCAAAGACAAGTTGTTTCGTTTAAAATCCAAGAGTTAAAAGGTTTTGGTGGAATAAAAGCATCTCTATCTTCATCATAAACATATCCTATTCCTGCATGATTTTTTCTAAAAGGTGTTGCACCTAATTTATGAGTTCCACCATGAGTATTGTAAGATGTTTGTTTCCAAATAGCCCAACCAGTTAATTTAGTTAAAAAATCTATACCAATAGATTCTTGTTCAATTCCATTTGAATCATAAAGAACTTCATTAACTACTGATTGAACTTCAATCACTTTTCCATTCAATCCTATTTTTGCAAAACTAGCCATTATGTTGTGTAACTCCCTGAACCTGTAAATTTTAAAATTGTATTACTACCAGATGTTGTAACTGTTGGAGAACCTGTTGTAGTAGATGAATATTTAGCAGTTGGCATACTTAATATAACAACTCCTTTTCCACCATTACCACCAACACCATTATCAGAACCACCACCTCCACCTCCACCTAAATTAGTTGTTCCATTATTACCAGAACCACTAGCAACAGTAGTTGCATCTCCTCCACCACCAGTTCCTCCTGTTGGTGTTGCAGTAGAACCAGAATCTAAAGCTGGACCACCTCCTCCACCTCCTGCATAAGTTACTGAAGAACCTGTTATTGAAGATGCTGTACCATTTCCACCATTACCACCTTTTGATGATGGTGCTGTTGTAACACCATTAGAACCATTTGCTGACGCACCTCCTCCTCCACCAGATGAACCAAATGGATTTGTGCCACCATTACCACCATTATTTCCTTGACTTGGTGATGTGCTAGGAGTGTTTCCACTTGCCCCTGTTGAAGGTGGACCATCTTCTCCTCCACCACCACCAGAACCACCAGTGCCACCATTTCTTGCTGGTGATGGACTTCCTTGACCAGAACCACCTCTGCCTCCACCTGCTGATGTAATTGTTGTTAAACTTGAACCTGATATTGAAGAATCTGAACCTTGAGCATTAGTTGATGAAAACCCAGCACAACCAGCACCACCATCTCCTACTGTTACTGTAATCACTGTTCCACTATTTACTGTTTGTGTTGATGTTCTAAATCCTCCTGCACCTCCTCCTCCAGTTGCAGAACCTCCTCCACCAGCTACTACTAAAAAATCTATTGAATATGCTTCAGGTTGTAAAGCATCTGTTCCTTCATTAATACCTGATGTCGCTAACCAACCTTGTGTTGAATCTATATAAACTAATAATACACCTTCTCTTTCACCAGATAATTGTTGATTATTTGTACTGCCTTCAATTTTATTTCCATTAGGAGAAATAACTAAAGCATTAGTGTCAAAAGTTCCTGCATAATCTACTACTGCTACTTGTTGTCCAGCAGTTGGTGTTGAAGGTAAAGTTACTGTAAATCCTGCCGAAGTAGTATTACAAAAATATCCTTCTCCAGCAACAGCAGTAAAACCAGAAGTCTTAACTGAAGATTGCCAAGAAATACCAGCAGAAGGAGTTGTAAATGATAATACACCAGAACCATTTGTTGATAATACTTGTCCATTAGTTCCGTCAGTTGCAGGTAATGTAAATGTTAAGTCAGCAGATAAAGAAGCTGGTGCTTTTAATGCCACATAGTTTGTTCCATTAGCTGTTGTTTCTCTAAAACGAATTTCTTTTTGATTATCTATAATTAAATTTACTGTTGATGTAGAAGCTGAATCTGAAAGTGTTAAAACTGTTCCTGTTGCAGTTGTTGATAGTCCAGTAATTGATACTGTTGAATCTAACCAATTTACTGTGTTAGCAGAATGGTCAAGTGTTGCTAAAGAGATGTCATCAGCACCATCATAATATTTTAATGTAGGTGTAGTTGGAGAAGTTGTGTCTAACCAAAGTTGTCCTGCGACAGCACCAGTTGGTCTTGATGTTCCTGAATTTGTTGTTTGAATTGCCGATAGTGCGTTGTTTAAATCTGTTCTAAATGCAGGGAAACCCTGATTTGCTATATTATAATCGTGTTGTGCCATAATCTACCTAATATCTTAGTTAATAACCTTTTGCAATATAATCAAAAGTTTTACTTATTCCAGTACCACCACTATTTTTAAAAGCTAAATCAAAACCATTTATAGTTTTGTTGCTCAATAAAAAGAAATCGCCAGTAGCTAATCCTTGTGCAGTAATACCAACAGCATAGTTAACAGAATAAAATGGATTTGTAAATGTTACTGTGTAAGTACCAGCACCAGAACCAATATCATTACCACTAAATATTCTATCTGGCATATCTATACTTACTGACAAAGCACTAATAACTGGAGTGGAAGCTAAATCAAAAGACCTCAATGTTACTCTAAACTTGTAATATCTTGCTGTGTAATCGCCAACTACAAAGTTTCTAAATGTAGTATAAGTTATATTGTCATTAGATAAAGCAATCTCAATATGAGCATTACAATTAGCAGGAGTAT